ACTGGGGAGCTCTTCCATATTACGAAACTTCATCCAGCATCTACACCCTGATAACTAATCAAATAATTGACTCTGCCCCTTCAAGTCTCGATACCCTAAACGAATTGGCAGCGGCCTTAAACGACGACTCTAACTTTGCAAGCACGGTCATTGGACTTCTTGACGATAAGGCAGATATAGATTCCCCAAGTTTTACTGGAACTGTAGACTTTTCTGCCGCAACAGTATCTGGCGTAATCCTGCCTATAAATTGGCTCGGAGCTTATGACAATGCCGAGAGTTATGCTGAAAATGATTTAGTGGAGTTAGAGGGTAGCACCTATTATGCTACCGGACCAAACTTAAATTATGCTTCTGGATATGCACCGGCGCAGCCGGGATCTGACTGGGAGCTATTCGCAGCAGGAGCTGTAGCGGCAACTATCGAGGTTGGAGCTGTAACTGGCGGAGCCTCTACGGATCCACCAGTAATAACAAACGTTGGCACAAACATTGCTGCGGTCTTTGATTTTACCATTCCAGCAGGAATTCAGGGAATTCAAGGAGAAGCAGCCACGATTGCTGTAGGATCCGTTTCTGCATCTAATGCTGGAACCCAGCCTACGATTACTAATTCTGGCACTGCCGAGGATGCAACTTTTGATTTTATTATTCCACAAGGTCTAGCAGGATCTGCGACCGCAGGAACAACGACAACTGTCCCTGTTGGAACCCCCGCTTCTGTAACAAATTCTGGAGATACAACCAATGCTGTATTTGACTTTACTATTCCTGTAGGTATTCAGGGAGAAGCAGCCACAGTTGCAGTTGGTTCTGTATCCACAGTGCCCTTTTCAGACTCAGCAACCGTTTCAAATTCGGGAACAACTGGAGATGCAGTCTTAGACTTTGAGATTCCTCAGGGTCTTGCAGCTAGTATTTCAGTAGGAACAGTGACATCTGTAACAACTGGAAACCCCGCAGAAGTAAGCAATTCCGGAACAACGGGAGATGCAGTATTTGATTTTACCATTCCCGCTGGACTAACTGGTGTTCAAGGGCCTATCGGAGCTACTGGTGCCACTGGTATCACCTGGCAGGGGCCTTGGGACGCTTCTGCGGACTACGTAAACAATGATGCAGTATTTTACGAAGCAGCCTCTTGGTTTGCATCTGGAGATCCTGTAGTTGGAGAAATACCAGACAACGCATCTGCTCACTGGTATCCACTTGCTTTGCAGGGTGCGCAAGGTATTCAGGGTGAGGCTGCTACCATATCAGTTGGAACCGTAACTACAGGCGCTCCTACTGATAATGTTGTTGTTACAAACGTTGGAACCACAGGAAGTGCAGTATTTGATTTTGTTATTCCAAAGGGAGATACTGGTAACATTGGAGCCCTTCAGACTACATCTCCCATAGATTATGATTCAGCTAGCTCAACGATCTCTCTCGATTATGACTCTTTAGTCGTAGACGGCGGAACCTCAGATGTTCCACAGTCTTCCATAAACTTAAGAAGAAGCACAGCCGCAGAGTGGTTATCCGAAAACCCCGTTCTGGGACTAGGAGAAGCTGCTTTTGAGTCCGATACTAACAAGCTAAAAATTGGTGATGGAATTGACACCTGGGATTTGCTTAGTTATGCATCAGGAGGCGCTTCTGTCGAGGTCGGGGATGCCCCACCTTCTGAGGCAGAGCCAAATACTCTTTGGTGGAACTCCGATGAGGGCGTTCTTTATATCTATTACGATAACTTTTGGGTAGAAGCAGTTTCTGTAATGGTTGGGCCAACAGGTGCTCAGGGCAAGTTCCTGGTGTCAGGAACAGCCCCCAGTAGTCCAGAGCCTGGCGATGGCTGGTTCAATAGCACGAATGCAAGATTCTTTATCTACTATGACTCTTACTGGGTCGAAGCGGCAACCAACTTCAAGGGTGCTGTCGGCTCTCAGGGAATACAAGGTGAAGACGGCCCTACTGGCGCAGCTGGGCCTGCAGTAGCAAACATTGATGGTGGAACGCCATCCTCAGTGTATACTGGAATAACATCGATTGACGCTGGAGGCGTGTAATGGCAATTAATATTCAATTCAGACGGGGCACAGCTTCCGAGTGGACAGCTGCAAACCCGACTCTTGCAGTCGCAGAGTTTGGTGTCGAGACAGACACTGACAAGTTTAAGCTTGGAGACGGCGTTACAGCGTGGACTTCATTGGCATACGGCGGCATTAAGGGTGACGATGGTACAAGCGGTGTAGTCACTGCAACCTCTCCTCTTACCTATAATGCTGGTACTAGCACCGTAGGAATTGACCTTTCGGCTTACGACACCTCCTCAGAGGTCGACACTAAGCTTGCAGACTACGACACCTCCTCAGAGGTCGACACTAAGCTTGCAGACTACGATACCTCTGCTGAGGTTGATACTAAATTAGCTGATTATGATACTTCTGCCGAGGTAGATACCAAGCTTACAGATTACGATACATCTGCTGAGGTCGACACTAAGGTTGCAGACAGCAAGCTTGCAAGTTTTATTACAAACTCTTCCACATCAAGAACCATAACTGCTGCTGCTGATTCAGGCAAAACTATTCAGTTCACAAGCGGTTCTGCAACTGTGGTAACAGTAAACGCAAGCACTGACCTAGCGGTTGGTGCAAGGGTAGACATCATCGCAGACGGCGCAGGTGAACTAACCGTAGCCGCAAGCGGTGCAACAATCAAGGCGGCAGAAGTATCAACGACTTCGGGCAGTTTTACAATCGGCGCTCAGTATTCAGCAGCCACTCTTTTGTGCGTGGCAACTGACGAATACAGACTAATCGGTAACATAGCGGCGGTCTAAATGAGCTTGATGTTATTAGGGATACTAAACTCCCAAGCGGCAGGTGGTGGCGATTCCTATTGGTTCTGTTCAATAGGCGGTTCAGGCAATGACTATTCAGAGAAACTAATGGTTGATTCTGAAAATAACATAATACTTATAGGTCGAGGCGGGGCAGATGTTGTTGGCAGCGAGGATGGGCTTATCTATAAGCTAGACACAAACGGTGCGGTACAATGGGGCAAGCTTTTGGGCCAGTCAGGTAACGATGCTTTTACAGATGTCTCTTCAGACTCTTCAAATAACTATTTTGTAAATGGTTATACACAAAGCGGCAACAATGGTGGTTACGACTGGCTGGCTGCTAAATATAATTCATCGGGGGCATTGCAATGGCAAAAGTCTATAGGCGGTACTCAAAACGACCAAGGCGGAGGTATTGCAACAGATAGCTCTGGAAATGCTTACCTTGCGGGAACAGCAAGGGACCCCGGCAGAATAGGCTATGGTGCGCCTGATGGTGCATTAGTAAAAATTAATACCGCAGGGGCAACTCAGTGGCAAAGATGGAGGGGTGGCTACAGCGGCGCTTCTGGTGGATTTGTATCTGTAGACTCGTCAGGTAATGCTTACTTAACTTGGAATGACTATGGAAATTATTATAAACCTCATATTGTAAAATACAATTCTTCTGGCAGCATCGTTTGGGAGAGAAGTATTGGTGGCACAAGAACTATTGAGTTTATGGACACAGCGGTAAGTCCATCAGGGACGGTTTATTGTGTTGGTACACATTATGACACAAATAGCAACAGAAGCGTAATTGTATCTACTTGGGACTCTAGCGGTACCTACCGATGGACAAAGCTATATGGTAATGTTGGCGGCTATGATGTGGGTATGTCTATAGCTCTTGACTCTGAAGAAAATGTTTATGTCTCGGGAATGACTGATGGTGGAGTTGGAGGTCAGTATAAGGTTCTTTTACTAAAATATAATTCATCAGGAGTTTTGCAGTTCCAGCGGAGCTTTGGCACTGCACAGCAGATGAGCGGTGAAGGCATCCACATTGACATAAACGACAACATCATTATAAACGCTAGATTAGATGGCGGTGGCGGTGCTGGCGGAGGAGACTTTTTTGTGTTAAAGCTACCAAATGACGGTTCTCTTACTGGGTCTTATGTTCTTAATTCTCGGACTTATGATTATGCCGTTCTCAGCCTCTCAGAATATTCAGACACACTTTACCCCAGCACTGGCGGCGGGGACTCAGGTGGTGGTGGTTTGGGTAACCAAACAAGCAGCAAGACAACATCAACACCGTCATCTACTCAATTTATACTTACAATATAGAAAGGTAACAAATGCTATACATAAATTCTAAAAACGAATACCCAAGGCACATAGGCGATGTGCAGCTTGAAAAAAAGAATTTTAAGCAAGGTGATGTTTTGCCAAAAGGTTGGACTGAGGTAATCGAATCTGACCGACCAATCACGGTTGAGGGCAAAGCTATAGAGGAAGCCGCACCAGCAGAAGTTGATGGTGTAATGACTCAGCAGTGGTCGGTTCGTGACTTCACAGCAGATGAATTAGCTCGCAGAGACGCGCCTGCTAATGCAAAGGCAAAGCTGATTGCTCTCGGACTAACTGAGGTTGAAGTATCTGCACTAGTAAGAGGCTTGGTTCGATAGCAACCTGATACAATATACTCATGGCTATTAATTTCCCTAACGTAATTGGCGTCAACACCACTGATATCTCAACTAACGTAACCGCAAGAGGCCAGAACCAGTAGAAGACTGATCGAATACCCTTATGCCAATGAGCGTCCAGAGCCCACTGTCCGAAATCTAAAAAGCATCATAATTTAAAAACAAAAGTATGGTAAAATATTACTATGTCTTTAAACTTCCCAGATGCACCTAGCGTAAACGACGAGTACTCCGCAGAAGGACGTACCTGGACTTGGGACGGTACAGTATGGCTAGCTAATGAAACCAGCTCAGCAATACTTACTGTGGGATCCCCTATGAGCTATAACGAACTCACAGATGAGCTGAGTATTGATCTTACCAACTATGACACTTCTTCTGAGGTTGATACTAAGCTCGCAAGTTACGACACGTCCTCTGAAGTGGATACCAAGCTTGCAAACTATGACACCTCAACTGAGGTTGATAACAAGATTGCAGACCTAGTAGATGCCGCTCCAGGAACCTTGGATACCCTTAATGAGCTAGCTTTAGCTCTTGGAAATGACGAAAATTTTTCGACAACGGTAGTCAATGCGATTAGTGCAAACAGCCTAGATATATTGGCTAACGCAGAGGCCATAGAGGCATCGTCTGGCAGCCTTACAAATACGTTAATGATGATGGGAGCCTAAAATGACCTACAAAATACTAGGTCAGGTAAGACCAGCAGACGCAGACAATGCTGACCTTTATACCGTGCCTTTTGGCCATCAAGCAGTTATCTCAACGCTCCAGCTTAATAACACGTCTTCTAGCAGTTCTAGGGCAAAGGTTTTTGTCCGAAAGTTTGACGGCACTTTAGCCGATGCATCTTTTTCAAACGAATTTGCAAGTCAAGTCTTGGTCGCTCCAGGAAGCCCCATCTCTTTAACAGTAGGAGTTACGTTAAGCGGTGGAGACACGATTACAGTCCAAACAGAAGTCGGCAACACAGTTACATTTCATGCATTCGGAAGCGAGATTGAATAATGTCAGTAGGCACACCAAAAGTTGAAGGTACAACTTATTTTATAGACTCAAGCAGGTCAGAAATTGATGTCCCAGCTGGCCTTTACGAGGCAACTGCCTCAGGCCCTTTTACGCTTTCTTCGGCATCTGGAGATTCTTTTATTGTGCAAGGACAACAAGAGGAGCTTTGTGCTTTTAGCAACATTACTGGCGTCGGAGGTTACGAGAGCTTTGTGCCCGAAACCTGGAACGCTGGCTCATTGAGCAATGCTATAGCTGGCAAAGCTTTTATTGGAGCAGCCTGGACTGGAGCTGATTTTAAGGCTGTAGCAAAAGACCTGAGCTTTGCAAGTTCTACATCAGGATCATCATGGAGTGGAACAGGCACCTACGGAACGGCTTTAGCTCCAACAGTTGTCTGGACAGCTACCGGCGATGCCGGAGCAAGCACTTCTTACAGCCTAGCGCTGCCTACAGGGGCTCAGGCTGCCGACATGGTTATTGTTCACATTGGATCTGACGCTTCCCTGCCGACTCTCCCTAGCGGTTGGACTGCAATCGAAAACACTACTTACAGCGACTCTTACGGGTTGACCATGTACAAGATCATGGGCACAACACCTGATACCTCAATTGGCCTTACTGGGCTTTCGGAAGCAAGTGCCATGGTCGCACTTTGTGTAAGGGGGGTTAGTCAAAAAGATACTGTTGTTGGTATCAGCAATTCAAATAGCAACAGCACAAGCGGTATGCCCAATAACGCATCTAAAAGCGTGTCCGTAGGAGACTTAATAATTGCAACCGCAAGGCTTGATGATGACAGTGTTGCATCAACAGTAACAGCTCCAGCAGGATATGAAAACCTTGTTGTAGCTGAAGCTGCGGGGATTAATGGTCAAACCGTAATGGCTGCAACAAAAGCAATTACAGTTAGCGGCAGTGAAGACCCAGGTGTTTGGGGCGGAACCGGTGATGATGTTTGGTATGCAGTAACAATACAACTTAAGCCAAACTACATTAATGAAGAGATTTCAACTTTAGATTTTGCTGGCGGTAAGTATTTTGGCACTAGGAAAAATACAGGATTAGCAGTAAGCGACGACCTGTCTACATGGGGTACGCCTGGCGTAAGCGCTTTTACAGAGCCAGCTCCTTTTTATCACACTCAATCCGCAGCCAGCAGCAATAGTTCTGGGACATTTAACTGCGGTGTCCCCGCAAGCAGTTCCGGTGACTTGCTAATTGCAATTGGTCATTCACGAAATGGCACGACAACCTTAAATGATTCAGGCTGGACGCTTTTGGGTTCAGGCAACTATCAGGGCTCGCTAAACATTTACTATAAAGAGTCGTCTGGTGGACAGGCATTTGCCGTAACGTTTGCTACCACCAGCGGCGGCAACTGGGCTAGTTGTATGGTAATAAAGGATGCTGACATCTCTTCCTTAAGGGTCAGCCCCACGTATCAGAGTTACTCCAATCAATTCTTTTCCGAGGCCCCAACTACTGCAAATAACGATAACAATTCAACAATTTTTAACATTACAAGTAATGGAGAGTACGGGACTGACTACGCATCAAGTGGTTGGGTGACTAACTATTCGACTGGGTCATCGAGCACTTATGGCGGCATATTTGTTCACCAAAAAACCTCTACAGTCGCTCCAAATACTTTGGCGTGGTCGGGGGGGGCGCAACGCGTTTTTACTAGCAACCCCCAATCTTATTATAGGAGCATTTCTTTTTCAGTTTCACCGAGAAAATATAAAAACTCTGTTGCTTTTGGAGCTAGTACTTACGTAAGCGTTGGAAAAGTTGCCTACAGGTCATCAGATGCAAATTACTTTACTCAGTTTTCTTCCCCTATACCTGTAATGAATAAAGTTAGGTTTATTAATGGTAACTTTTGGATGGTTGGCGAGGACCGCGTCGCTTATTCAGCCAACGGTATAAGCTGGGCAACAAGCACTGTCCCAATTTCCGACAATTTAGTTGACATCTCCTCTAGCGGAGGATTGCTCAGAGTTGTTGGTTCAGCTGGGCTTAGTGCAACAAGCCCTGATGGCATCTCTTGGACTGCAATCGACGCTCCATCTGCAGGAAGCCTGACTACTGCGCCGGTCCCCCAGAAGCTTTGGGCGACTACACAGAACCCACGTGGCGGGTATGGGGGTATGGTGTTTAAGGGCGGGCTGCAAAAGGGTGATCTTGTCATAGTAGGTTTTATTGCGCAATCAAGCCAGTACTCATTGAATGACATGTTTCCACAGCTTGCAGATGGATGGAAGCCGCTAAGTGCATCTTCATATTACTTCGGGCAAAATTATATATACGGTTTGTATTACAAGTTTATGGACGACTACCCTGACTCTGGATTTATAGTTCAAGGGGCGGACATGATGTATTCATCTACGCAAAGCTCTAGTGTGAATTTTAATGCAGCCGCAGCGATTGCATTTAGAGGTGTTCAGCAAAGCTCGTTTGATGGGAATGAAGCGTTCTCCACAACAAGTCAGCATCAGCCAGGGGCAGTAGACGTTACCGGACCTTCTTATGTCACTGTATTTGGTCTAGCAAATATTTCGAGCTCCGCGACCTCCCCTGCCGGATATGATACCGACGTACAGCGGGGCGGCACCGAAGGCATTGCGATATATAGTAAATATGTTGCAGCGGCTGGGACAGAGAGCCCAGGCGGTTACGGCACTTCTAGTTCCAGCTACCCCGGCTGGGACATCACTCTTGCCATACCCCTTACTGGCGCCGTAGGCGGTAGCAGTGGCGGATCAAGTGGCCCATCCTACACGAGTTCGCTTTATAGGTCACCTTACTTTATTGACCTTGGTAACGCTGGTACGGTGCAGTCATTTTCTAGCGGATCAGCTTCTGTTGGAGTAAGCGCAAACCTTAGTGCTTCCGACTCTTTTGTAGGCTCTGCTCAAGCGGGAGCTCAAATTGTAGGTGTGACCAGCGCGGGACGCCTGCTCTATTCAGGCAGTATTAACGAAAGTGTCTTTTTAAAGAAGGTTGGAGATGTGATCGTAGCATGAAATACTCATACGAAATACAAGATGATTACACTGCAAACATATGGGATAACTTAGAGCAAGAGGGGCCTCCAACAATTACTCAACCGCTCAACCCTATTGGGAGACCTTGGGTTTCAGCCGAAGAGGCAAGAGATTGGGCTGCCGGGTATGCGGATCTTTTGTTTGGCGAAGTTGTGGTTGAGCCTCCCCACGAACCAGTAGAGGAAGAACCAGTAGAGGAAGACCCAGTAGAGGAAGATCCAGTAGAGGAAGCGGCACCTTAGTATACTAACACAGTGGGATTATCTCTCTATTGTCTAAAAGTCGAAAGCATCATAATTTAAAAATAAAAGTATGGTAAAATACTATTATGGCAATTAACTTCCCAGATTCCCCCACCCTCAGTGATTCTTTCACTTCAGGTGACCGCACTTGGGTTTGGAATGGCACGACATGGAGTAACGATACCGCTGGGAATATTGCTTGGGGTGGAGTGTCTGAAAAACCAACAGAATTTCCCCCAGAGCCTCATAACCACATCAAGTCTGAGATTACTGACTTTGACCACAATCACACGAAGTCCGAGATTACGGACTTTGATCATGCCCACGTAATGGCGGATATTTCAGACCTGGAATTTCTTCCCCTAACTGCACTGTCAACAACTGCTCCGTCTAATCCTGTACAGGGATCTCGTTGGGTAAACACAACAAACTTTATTGAATATATATATCACAACTCTTTTTGGATAGAGGTATAACGCGTGGCAATTGTATTTCCGATTAACCCCGTCATTGGCCAAGAGCTAAGCGGCGGAGGGTTTACCTGGATCTGGTCAGGATCAGCTTGGGAAAAGGTAGCTTCTGCTTCTGGGGGTGGCGGAGGTAATGGCTTTTACCTCTACGTAGGTACCGATGGAAACACTAACTTTGAGCTGGTCTCCCCTCAGCCTGCTGGGTCATATTTCATTACAAGCGAAAAAGATGACAGCACCTACGATATCTATGCAATTAATGCATCTGGAGATCTTGTGGGGTACACGACAGAGGGCAGGTTAATTGCCACCGATGAAATTGTTCGTATATCTGTAGTTGGAACAACAACGGATGACACCCTTAAGTTTGAAACCAAGGCCACAACCTTTACCGTTTCAAGCAATAACATCGATGATGGAGCACCTGTCTTTGCCTCAAGCGCAACGCCGTCTTTGCTAGAAAGCTTTAACGACACCACGACAATAATTGGTGGTAATTTTTCTACTGATGTTACAGTTGACTTTACCGGATCAGACCTTGTCGTAAGGGCAGCAAAAAACATTGTAAGGACTTCCTCTTCAGAGTTAGTGGTTACAAGGCCAGATGATATGCCACCTACATTTAATCCTTATACTATCACTGTTCTTAACCCTGGAATCCCCCTGCCAACCCAGGCTCCTACTCAGCACATATTGACAAGCGCTATTAGTGCTGGAACTTTTGCATCTTGGATTACAAACTCTCCCCTGTTTTGGGAAAAGGGAGATACTACAGTATTATCCCTAGTTGCTCAAGACGTTGAATCAAGTGATATCGATTACAGCATAGTCTCAGGTTCATTATTTGCAGGGTTTTCTATAGATGAAGAAACTGGTCAGATAACTGGCGATGACTCATTGCTAGCTGATGCAGACGAGGCTATTTTTACAGTCCGTGCTACAGACACCGCAGGAAACATCACTGAAAAATCTTTTGAGATGTATATTAACAGATACCCCGTGTACAGCATGTGGTTTGACCCAATGACTATGGCAGGCAAGCTAGAAGAATTCTTGTTATATGAGTACTCAATCGAAGGTTAAAGCAGAAAACTTAAAAATAGCGTATAATGTATAGTATAACAAAACTTGCCTAAGGTAAGAAAATAAAGAAAAGGAATCTTCCATGGCTTCTAATTACAAAGTGCTAGGTCAGTCTAGACCAGCAGATACAGCTGTCACAGACCTATACACAGTCCCCTCTGGAGGGCAAGCGATAACATCTACTATTGCAGTAGCCAACACTACGACACTAAACGCAACATTCAGAATCTTTGTGCGACCAGCTGGTGCGGTAGCGGATGAGGCCACAGCCGTCGTGTACGACGCTGTAATAGCGGGGAACTCTACAACTACCCTTACTCTAGGAATCACCACTGGAGCTACCGACGTGGTGTCCGTAAGATCAAATACGGACTTGGCCTTAACGTTTACAGCATTCGGTTTGGAGATCTCATAATGGCTATCAATCAACTAGGTGTAGTAGCTCCGGTCCCTCAGCAGTTTGAGGCCCTCATTACATCCTCACAAACCTGGCAGGTACCCATTGGTGTAAAGACGGTAGAGTACCTGATAGCCGGTGGTGGAGGAAATCAGCAAGCAAGAGCGGGTGTCGGTCACGGCCTTTACAATGTTCAGGGTAAATCTTCTCTTGCAATAGTGATTGGCGCCGAAGCTAGTGGTACCGGTGTCACTGGTGGCACTACTACGGTGGATGGTCAGTTTTATGCAACAGGCGGCAGGGGCGAGGGTTACTCTGCTAGCTCGTACGGTGGTGACTTTATTGACGCTGCTGTTGCGGTTGAAGAAAGTATTGACAACAGCTATTTTCCTATTCCTAAAAAGACCTCATACTTAACTGGAACTAGTGACAGGATGATGTACTTTGCGGCCCACGATGGGCACGGAATTTCTATTAGCCAAAATGGCTCAGAGGCAATGGTCACATCTAACAGCGGCTCTTCTTGGACCGCAGTTAATTCTATAACTGGTGACGCAACCACATTTGCTAGCATAGTTCATAGCTCAAACATGTTAATGCATCACAATGACTCCTACTGGATTCTTTTTCGCCAAGATGGTACCTATTACGCCGCCTCCGAAGACCAGGGGCTAAATTGGGTTGTATTCAATTACGCTGCAACAATTCGTGACATGATTATGACAGGTAGCAATCATGCCGTATTAGTCGGCCCTGACCGTCACGCTTACACTTCTAATATTATGGCCGGAGGCTTCAGCAACACTAACAGCACTCGCGGAGACGTAATCATTAGAGCTGGTGAAAACAACATTTATACACTTGGAAACCCAAACCGCAGTTACCAGTACTCCACAAATGGAGGAAGTACTTGGGGAACCTCAAACGGTAGTTTTTCTAGTTTTTCCAACGCCAGTACTATTAACAGGTTCGTGAAAACTTCTTCGGCTAACGCGTATAGAACTGCAGTAATTTCACAGGCTGGTAAAAATTCCTCGTCAGTAAGGGTTTCACTAAAGTATGACAACAATACTGCCAGTATTGTGGCGGGCAGTTACAACTTTTCCAGCGATGGAAACAGCAGCAGCACTAGCAGCACCAGCAACTATGGTGGCACCTGGGCTTCACCTGTCTGGTTAATGAACGTACAAAAATTTGATGAAAATCAATATGGTGTGTTTATGGTTACATACCCCGAAACTTCTGGTCAGCAAATGGTCAGAAGAAATGACCTAGCAAACTACGGGGCAGGCTTTTTGAATAACAGTGATGGAAGCCTCCAAGCCACAAACCCCGTCTTACGCTGGGCAGGCAACGCGCAGGTTAGCGACATCTCCAGGTACATATATGATGGATCAGGCTCTCCAAGGAAAATATTTGCGGACTCTGGAGTTGCCGATGGCTTTATCTACAGCGTGATGAGCTACCAAGGCCACGGAAGCAATAATAGCAGCCTATACTCTACTCAGTACAACAGCGGTAGCGATGCTGCGGGTAATGTTATGTCTGTAAACTACGGCTCTAGCGGTATAAGCGGTCTAAGAGTAGAAGGAGGAGGCATAGATGGATGGGGTAGAACTTCTGGCCAGCTCAATGGCTTTGGATACGGTGGTGCTGGACAAAATGGAGCAGTTAGACTAAGATGGGTTGCTTAATATGAATAAAAGAATAGCAGTACTAGTAGACAACAGTGTAGTAAACGTTATCCTTGCCAAGTCGGCAGAGGTTGCGGAAGAAGTCACTGGCAGGACCTGTGTAGAGTCTGATAACGCTAATATTGGTTACGTCTTTGACGAAGAGCTTGGATTAGTCGTACCAGTAAAGCCATATGAAAGCTGGAGCTTAAACGAAGAGCAGACTCTTTGGGTTGCTCCTGTTGAAAAACCAGAAGGTGACCACACATGGAACGAAGAAGATGGTAAGTGGGAAGAAGTTGTTCACGAACCAGAGGTTGCAGAAGAAAGCTAAATAGCCAATACCTTGGACACCCCGATCGGGTTTAGTCAGGTAGTTTTCATCAGCCTTAGGATGAATTATTATGTCTTATGTGCTAAAATAGACTAGGAGAAAAATGTCTAGTCCATCAAATTTATATGCAGAAAAAGTTTTTGCAGAGCAGCCAATCGCCCTATGGGCCTTGGATGAGACTGTCGACTACCTGTCTCTGGTTTCCGATTCTTCAAGGGACGTAAATAGCTGGACAGATAGTCCCTATACTACCACAAGCCACTCTACCACCGATCCAGCATCCATACCTGCTGAAGATCTAAACGGGATCCCATTCTTTCAAAGCTCGTACGCGAAGCTATCATCCGTGGCAGGAGCAAACCCCCTAGAGTCTTTGTCCGTAATGCTTTCAGATCCAATCCCCGTTAGCTCTCTAAACGTAACTTTAAATACTTTTGCAATTAGCTTTTCCGTAAAGGCTCTTCAGTCTTTTACCACAGGGGTAGAAGTCGGGTATGTCCTTTCAAACAGCCCCTTCGACCCAGCAAGTTTTGAGTTTAAAGAAAAACAAATATTTTCAAGCCCAGTTGCGAACGAGTGGTCGATGTATTCTGCAACCTTCTCGGTACCAGCCAGCTCTCCTTACCAGTACGTATACCCCTTTATATCCTTCGTATACTTAAATCAATCGGGGTCCCCCTCCGCTCCATCCAGTTATGACTACGTTGTTAATGGTTTTGCTGCTGGGCAGTGGGCAGAGCAATTCTCTGCAGAGTCTTTGGGAGTAACAAACACTGTGGATTTGTCAGCAGACGCTCAGATAGAGTTTTCAGCAGAAGCCTTTATCCCTGGGTATCAGTATGGTTTAGGTGGAAACCAAGCAAAGTATCTAGTAAAGAACAACAAGCTTTTAGCTAAGAACACATCCATGCCCATGGTCTATGGCTCTGAAAACCTTACCAGGATCCAGCCAAATCAAACAGAGGGTAAGCCATCTCTGCTTTTGCCGGGAATGGGCATGCTAGATAACTCCGGAAGATACAACCCCTACACCTTTGAGGCCTGGCTTAGGATAGACTCTCGTTCCGATCAGCCTAGAAAGATCTTGGGGCCAACATCTTCAGACTATGGCCTGTATTCCGATGGACCATTCTTAAGATTTAAAATAGGGGAAGAGATCGGCTCATACTTTGTGGGTGAGTGGTATCGCCCAATGTTAGTAGACATCAGAATAGCCGTAAACTCTGCAAGCCTTCTTGTAAACGGAGAAGAGGTCTTAAACATTACTTATGAGACCTCAGAGCTAGTTTTTGAAGACTTGGAAAACGGAGAAGACTACTGGGGTGTATATGCTTATGAAGATGTACCAGTTGTTGAGATAGACTGTCCGGCATTCTACCCATACGTAGTCCCATCCCTCGTAGCAAAAAGACGATTTGGTTTCGGTCAAGCTGTAGAGTCTCCAGATGGGTCAAACAAATCTTTTGGAGCAAGTACTGCATTCATAGATTACTCTGTTGCAGACTATACTAATAACTACCAGTACCCAGACATGGGGAAGTGGGAGCACGGTATCTCTGAGAACATAGACACGACAGGCTTAGCCCTATCCTCCCCCACAGTAAGCCTTCCAGACTTTATATTCCAAAGCACAGACTATGACTCGTGGTACAGCGTCCAGAAAACTCACCTTACTCCGTATTTTACCTTTTCAGAAAACCCAGGGTTTATAAGGTTTCAGACCTTAGACATAGACAATCAGCCATCAAAAGCTGTTTATGCAATATTTGAAATTGAAAGCTTTAGCTCTGACCCCAAGATAATTCTTAAGCTTGTCAACAAGGTTAACGGCGATAGCTTTTCTGTTATCCTGCTGCAAGACGTTTTGAGTTATGAGCTAACTATTAGAGGACAAGCCTCCGTCATTAGCACGAAGCAAGGTATTACTCTTAATGAAAAAGTTTTCGTGGGGGCATCGTTTGTTTCCTTAAGCAACTACTTTGGTTCAGACGTGCTGTCTTTCTTCAGCAATGTCCAGCAGTTGATGATGTTTGTTGCGGGAGACAATACCTATACCGCTCAATTCGATGGAAAGATCTACAAGGTTGGACTGTGCACACAAAGAAACGTAAACAAAGTACCAGAGTTCTTTGAAGTTGAAGAGCTGGGTTATGTTGACGCAGGATTCTATAACATGTCCGTTTGGTCTAATGTCTTAGACGGAGGAATCCCGTCCTCCTTTACGTTCGAGGAATTGTACGACCACATAGCAACCTACACCCTAACGGCATCTATAGACTATGGAGTCTATAGCCTAGACGTTGACTGCGACTCTTATTGGCAGGACTACCTTCCGCTTTCATACTTTGCTCAGTATGTAAAAGATTCCTTTGGGGAAGAGTATTACGACTTATCCTTTCTCCAGCTTAACGTAGACTATCCATCTACTCCCAAGTTTAAGCTGTCCTCGTATGACACAGATGAGGCTCTCGTAAAGACTTACGTTAGCTTTCAGCTCATAGAGTCTGGGGCAACTAAGCAGCTGTCTGAGTTTTCAGATGTAGCCACAGCTCAAAGAAACAACGTGGTAAACCCCACTGACATCAGGTACGGGGCAGGGTGGATAAACACAGCATTTGAGGTGGTAGATGGAACGATTATCTACCCTCCAAACGACGTGCCCATGACCTCTTATGCCATTGTTACACACATCGAGATGAAGGTTAGGGGAGCTATAAAGAACAAGGTCGGGCTAAGGAGTCTACAGTATGCCTCCCAAGCTTTCAACGATACCACCTCTAATCCAATCGGGACAAAGTTTAACGTACCTATCTTCCCTTACCAAAGATACTCACTCTTTTATGACTACAAGTCTAGGAATCCATATAGGATCTACAAAGGCAGCACCCCTTACCTCTACCTGACCAAGAAGAGCGGGATAGAAAAGGTAGGAGATTATGACGCGCTAATTAACAGGGGCTTCTTAATCAACGTCAATGAAAAGGCAGCAGAGAACTACAGTCTAATAGCTACGCAGATGTTTATGTTCTTTGGTCAGGATAGCTTCCCAACAGGCGAAACGAAAATCTTTGAGCTTGAGTCGAATTACGTTTCTATAAAAGTCTTTATGCAGCCAATTGACAACTCTAACAAGCGCGTAAGGCTTTACGCACTAAATGCAAAGACTGGTCAATTCCAGACAGGACTGGCATTTTACATAAACGGAAAGATAGTCAAGACTCCTACAATTAACCTTAACGAATGGACAGCCCTGGGTATAAGGTTTGCAGAGCCTCTTAGATTTGATTCATCTGTCGGTGCCATAAGATTTACGGGCCCCATGCTGGTAAACAACATATCGTATTACGAGTCCAGTAGCTTGCAAGAGGTAGAGCGTCAGTCCGTAAGGCTCTGGGATGCCGTGTCAGCCAGTTCAAATTCTTGGGCTTACTGGAAGAACCTTCTAACTCAGTCCGCTACTGATTATCTTTGGAATGACGTATTAATCCTTTCTTCCACACAATATTATGGAGTAAACCCCTCAAGTATCTATAAAGCTTACGCTGGAACCAGTAAGATCGTGGCAGGAGATGATTCTGTTCTATATGTCGGAGGTATTCTTGGCTATAAGATCACAAACGGTTTGGCTTGGTCATCTTCCATCGTCAAACCTCTATAGTATGGTATACTAGTGGTTATGATAGACAAAGACAACGGACAAATCAGTAACTCTAAAGCCACAGTTATTGAAAAAGATTACCCATGGGGTATATATTTTTGGAAGAAAGCAAATGGAAAGCCTTTTACGGATGGCCATGGTAGCGTACTGAACATCCCATCTCACAAGGGGGACGCTCTGCAGATAGCAAAGATTAAACAAGAAGCTACAGCTCTTGGTCAGGGAGATGGCTCTTATGAGTTCATGCCTGGAGTTGCCAGGGTGTCTGAAGATGAGTACCAGGAGCAAAAGGAACGAATGGCTAGCGGCCTACTTCCAAACCTAAACGATCTTGGCTCAGTACAGGCAGCAAAAGATACGCTAAGGCTTTACGGGGACGAGGGATAATGTCTGAATACGTAATAGGCGCCAGCCTGCCAGAATTTGACAAAGAGCCAGATCCATTTAAAGCCCAAGACCCTTTCTTAAAAGAGTGGGACGTCCTAAAGGGGCTCTCTGGGATTGATAAAAACTTTAAGCGTAGGTCTGAAAGAATTCAAAAAGCAAACAACCCTCCTATAGTTGAAACCACAATGGCTTACAACAACATAGATGTAACATCCGCAATATACCAGGACAGTGCTTTGGCTGTCAATACTGGTAACGGGGCAAACTCCAAAGAGCTTAACCCAGGAGCGGTGTACCGTAATGGGTATGGCATGTTTGATGTGATTACACCTCCCTGGAACCTCTATGAACTAGCAAACTTTTATGACACATCATTTGCCAACCACGCAGCCATTGATGCAAAGGTAGAAAACATTGTTGGTCTGGGATACAGCTTTGACGTGTCTAAAAGAACAATGATGAAGCTTGAGTCTAATGAAGATCCAGAAGCTGTCGCTCGTGCTCGTAAGAGGATTCAGAGAGCAAAAGTGGAGATGGAGGACTGGCTAGATAGTCTTAATAGGGATGACTCCTTTACTAGCACAATGATGAAATTTTACACGGACGTTCAGGCCACAGGAAACGGGTACCTTGAAGTTGGTAGAACCACGAAGGGTCAGATTGGTTATGTGGGCCACATACCTTCAACAACAATGAGAGCCAGAAGGCTACGAGACGGATACGTTCAGATCATAGGTAATAAGGTTGTATACTTTAGGAACTTTGGGGCAACGAACACAAACCCCATGACAGATGATCCTAGGCCTAATGAGATACTTCACTACAAAGAGTACTCTCCCCTAAATACCTTTTATGGTGTGCCAGACATTATGTCTGCCATATCTTCTCTTTACGGAGATCAGCTTGCTTCTCAGTACAATATTGACTACTTTGGGAACAAAGGCGTACCACGTTATGTCGTAACTCTTAAGGGAGCCAAACTGTCCTCTGAGGCAGAGGATAAGATGTTCAGGTTCCTGCAGACTAGCCTTAAAGGACAGTCTCACAGAACCCTTTACATTCCATTGCCGGCAGATTCAGATAACAATAAAGTTGAGTTTAAGATGGAGCCTATAGAGAATGGGGTTCAGGAAGCATCGTTCAACGAGTATAGAATTCGGAATAGAGATGATATACTTGTAGCACACCAAGTACCTCTATCAAAGATTGGTGGAGCGGACTCGTCCTCTATAGCAGCTGCCCTAGCCCAAGACAGAACGTTTAAAGAGCAAGTTGCCAGACCAGCACAGACTAACCTGGAGAAGATGATAAAGAAGATAATTAGAGAAAAGACTGATATCTTAGACTTTGCCTTTACCGAGTTAACCCTTACAGATGAAATTGCTCAGTCTCAAATACTTGAACGCTATGTCAAGACACAGGTCATGACTCCTAATGAAGCTCGTGAGTCTCTAGGATTGCCTCAGAGGCCAGATGGAGACTCTCCATTCGAAATGTCACCAAGACAAGCAACAGATGCAAGGGCTAACCTTGCAGGTAACCGATCAAGAGATGCAGAAAGATCTAACAACGAGTCAGATTCTACGTCTACGTTAAGCGGTAGGAACGCCCAAGGAGAAGGGACATCCTCTGATTAGTTCCTCTAAACATAACGTTTTGAGAACATTTATCGTAAAAAGGGTGTATAATAAACTAGCATGACTATATCAAAGGTTCACCTAGATACCGAGGGCGACAACGTTCGTCTCTCGATGCCTTTCAGCAAGGTAGATAAAGAGAGACGTATTGTCTCTGGTTTTGCCACACTCGACAACGTGGACAAGCAGGATGACATCGTCACAACAGAGGCAAGCCTAGAAGCTTTCAGAAAGTTTCGTGGAAACATCCGAGAGATGCACCAGCCCCTAGCCGTTGGAAAGATGGTATCCTTCAAAGAAGAGAAGTACTTTGACCCAGAAGAGAAGAAGTTCTTTTCAGGCGTATATGTATCTGCATATGTTTCCAAGGGTGCTCAGGCAACTTGGGAAAAGGTATTAGACGGAACCCTGTCAGGATTCTCAATTGGTGGAAGAATGAACAAGTGGGATGACGCCTATGATGAGAAGTCAGATGCAAAAATTCGAATTATTAAAGATTACGACCTCGTAGAGCTATCGCTCGTTGACAACCCCGCAAACCAGTTTGCAAACATTATGTCAGTTGAAAAAGTTGATGGAATTAATGTCGTAAAGAGCTCTTCCCCAGATACATCTTTTGAGAATGTGTTCTGGGATGACCAGTCAGGAATTGTCCTGGTATCTGAAGATGAGTCATACCTAAGCCCTATTAGCGGCGAAGAGATGAAGAACATAGGTTTCGTTGAGAAAAACGATAACGAAAAATCAGAAATGATAAAGTTCTTAGTTGATAGTGCTAAAGGCATTAATTTTTCTAAGATAACAAAGGAGGAAGACCCTATGACTGATAACACAAGCGCAGAAGTAGTCGAAGTGGCTACAGTTGCTGATGCAGCAGCGGTCGCTCCAGAGGCAGATGCCAACACCGGTCTACACGAGTACGGTGAGGTTCTCAAGACAGAAGATATGGAAGAAGACGAGATGGAAGAGAAGTCAGCAGATGCTGAAGTCTTGGAAGAGAAGTCATCAGACATGTCCGTTGAGGATGAAGAGGAAGAAGACAAGTCTTATGACGAGATGAAGTCTGACAGCCAAGAGTCCCCTGTCGAGGTTACCGAAGAGGTATCAAAATCAGATGATGTAACCGATGCTGTATCTCAGCTTAAAGACGGTATTACATCAGCCTTTAGCGATCTATCAACAGTAATCAAGTCACTAAATGACGAAATTGTTGAGTTAAAGAAATCTCTAGGTCTTGTATCTTCAAAGATACAGGATGCAGAAGGAGACTTCAATGAGTTTGGAAAGAGAATCGATGCAGTTGAGGCTGACACCGCTTTCCGTAAATCTGGCGATCTAGGCGAGATCGTACAGGAACAGCCTGAAACTAAGGTTGAGAAATCCCTATGGGGCGGACGTTTCCTCAAAACTGCCGATTTATTCAATTAATAAACAATCACTTAGGAGGTGACATAATGTCGGAAGATATCAAGAAAAATAATCCAGATGCAGCAAGCGCAGACAGCGGTTTGTTTAATGGTGAAGGTGCATTTGCATCAGGAGGTATTGGTGGGGTAACTACTCCCGCAGCGGGAACGCTCGGAATGATCCCAACAGCATCACTTGGTTCAACAACTGGCGCAAACGCGGTTAATCCTTCGGGTGATGCTGGTAGCGGAATTCTCCGTCCAGAGCAGGCTCGTCGATTTATCGATTATGTTTGGGATGCTACTGTACTCGCCAAAGATGGCCGCAGAGTTACAATGCGGGCCAACACAATGGAGCTCGAGAAGGTTAATGTTGGAGAGCGTGTTATCCGTGCAGCTGCACAGGCAACAGGCGACTACACTAACTCTGGAGCAACATTCACAAAGGTAGAGCTTACCACACGCAAGATTCGTCTTGACTGGGAAGTATCTGCAGAAGGTCTAGAAGACGGTATCGAGGGCGCAGCTCTTGAGGACCACCTAGTACGCTTGATGACAAATGCTTTTGCAAATGACATCGAGGACCTAGCCATTAATGGTGACGGTGCTACTGGTAACTTCTTGTCCATCATGGATGGCTTTGTTAACAAGGCCAAGACTGGTGGAGACGCACACGAGTCAATCGTTACCGTCGCTGGCAATGCATGGACTCCAGAGGTAATGCAAGACATTATCACTGCCATGCCACGCAAGTACCGCGCACTTAAGAACAACCTTAAGTTCTACGCTGGTACCGACGCCTTCCAGGGAATCGTTAAGAATAACGGTACCCTAGCAGACGCAGTCGCTGAAGCCTTCGCAGGCCAAATCAGCGGCACTCAGGGAAACACACAGTCCTATCTAGACGGTAACGGCCAGACATTCGGTGGTGCTCGCACTACACGTGTTCTAGGCGTAGACGTTCAAGAAGTTCCGTACTTCCCAGCAGGATATGTAGACCTTACATTCCCTCAGAACCGTATTTGGGGTTTCCAGAGAGACATTACTGTTAACCGAGAGTACAAGGCCAAGAAGGACACCATTGAATATACCGTATTCGTACGTTTTGGTATTCAGTGGGAAGAAGAGGACGCCATTGCGTTCGCTGACGCTGCTTCAGATGCTTAATCTGTAACAGTATCCTTTTTAAGAGGGGGCAGGGGCATCTCGCCTCTGCCCCTTTTTAAGTTTAATCTGATATAATTATCACAGGAGGAATATCAATATGACAGAAAATGTATTTAAACCAGAAGCTAGAGATGGCGATGGAGACGGACTAGTTCAAGACGGAACTAAGTTTGAAAGACCAGAAGGAGAAACACAGGAAGCCTTTGAGGGTAAGCCTTCAGACGTAGATGTTGCCGATGTTGTCGAAGAAGAAGCTGTAAAGACCGAGGGTGTAAATGTAATAACATCCCCAGATCCAGTACCTTCAGAGCCAGCCTTAGCGCCAGTAAAGGATGGAGCTATCGGCTCATCATCCAAGAAGCCATCCACCAAGGCACCAGCTAAGAAAAAAGCTGTTGTCAGTGAGGAAAAAGTTGCAGTATTTTCTGAAAGAAACCTAAGCTGGAGTGGTCTTGGCAAGGTTTATAGAGGTTACAACATAGTGTCCAAGAAAGATTCCATTCAGTGGGTAACCCTTGGAGCTGTCCGTCTGGCAACCCCAGAAGAAATAAAAGAGGAATTCGGCAACTAGCATGGAGATATTGAGGGTTCCACCATATCCAATAGTAACTACTTGGGACGTACCAGAAGCAAATACTTCTTATGTAATTTATATAGAAGATTTGGTGGATCACTCATTTCAAAATGCTGACGTAGTCTCAAACGCTACATCTAAGATAACCTACTCTCTTCCAAAGTCAATGGTACAATTTGACAGGAAGTTCTTGTTCAAGGTATTAGACTCAACAGGGCAAACGGTAGTAGAAGACAACCTAGACATCTATAGGCCCTACGTAGACCCCAAAACATTAGGTACAACAGCTTCAGAAATCTTGGAGTACAAGACCTTGGAGATAGTCTCCAGGGCAATTATTGATAGCGTAGTAGCCAAAGGCTTTTACAATAAAAAAGTAAACGTGCAAGCTGCTGGGCAGGGCTCAGATTATATGCCATTATGGTACGATGTAAACAAAGTACTACGTGTTTATGAGAACAGCAAATTAGTTTTTGATGGAGAAGACGTCAAGCTAAGAATCTCAGGATTCCATGATGCAGAGCAGCCAGTAACAAAAGATGTAGGCCTAACAACAGTTGAGGCAAACAAGTATGAAGTAGGAAATAGGATTGTAATCTCTGGTGTCCAAGAAGAGTACGAATCACTTAACGGATCTTTTATAGTATCAGAAATAATTGATGAGCATTCTTTTAGGGTCAGAGCAAAGATCGCAGACTACTCCCCAGTTGCAGATGAAAATTTTGCCCTAGCTCTTAGGGGTTGGGATGTCTTGTACAAGGTCTCACGAGATAACTCGGCAATCGTAAGAGAGCTCGCTGGCGTAGTAAACAGGCTAGAAGGCCGGCAAGTCACAGTACCTATTGGTCGAGGAGACCTGGTGTATGACGCAAGAAACTTCGGAGACTTTCCTAAAGGATGGGACTATAACTTTGTTCTGGATGTAGGCCCCAAGGCCATTTCTCCAGACATCGAGTATGCCACAAAGCTTCTAGTTGAAGACCTCAAATGTGGAAAGCTTGAGTATTTTCAGAGGTATGTATCTGCTTATAACACGGACCAGTTTAAGATTCAGTTTGACAAGCAACTCTTTGGTGGAACAGGAAACCTAATAGTTGACAAGATCCTGAGCCGACACGTTGACACGATTACTAGGCTAGGAGTCCTGTAGTGGCTGCATGTGACGTAATCGACTTTACCTTTCCGATGCAGGTAGACATCCTGCACCCAATCGTAGAGCAAGGAAGTTACGGAAACATAAAGAAGGAATGGCTGCTAGACAGAACCATTGCTTGCAACTTCTCCTCCGCAGGTTCTGCATTTTCAGAAGACGTTAAGCCAAACATAAACATCACCCAAGAGTTCGTCTTGGTAGGTCGGTTAAAAGCCGACCCTAGGCTTTCCGCAAGGCAGGAAAAGAACTCTATAACTAACGTAATCTTAACTAACATTAAAGACAAGCAAAAGAATTATCTTTATAACGAAACTGCTGGGGTTCGCTCGGGCAGGTCTACTATCTTTGAGCTTGCATCTGTAGAGCCTTTTGTAGGGCCTTTCGGAAGCATCGAATATTATAAGGTAGTAATACGAAGGTCCGAAAACCAGGCAGGAAATATCTAATGAGGGCTGTGTTTGGGATGTCATCCTTTAATAAAGACATGAACAATTTGGTCCAGTACTCCATTGGCTTTCTGGACGGTGCCCAGAGGGGCAAAAGAGTATTCAAAAGGGAGATAGGTAAGTCAGCCGTAGAGATGGCTAAGCAGTTTATAGACTCAAATGCTAGGGTGGACCCAGAGGCACTGCAGCACGTATACGAGTGGTACAGTTCCGGAAACCCATCGGCAAGGCTGTACGACATAGACTACGTTGTTACTGGTGCTGGGGTTTCAGTCTCTTCAACATTCAGGCAATCAGAGGCTATCCAGAACGGCTCTAATGTACCATTTTACGATAAGGCAAGAATCATGGAGTACGGAATCCCTGTCAGGATTGCTCCAAAAAGATCTACGGTACTTGCTTTTGAGCAAGACGGTGAGACAGTGTTTACTAGGGGGCCGATTGACGTAGCCAATCCTGGAGGGGCAGATGCCCAAGGATCCTTTGAAAGAGTCTTTAACATATTTATGGACCAGTACTTTTCTCAGGCGTTCCTTGACGCCACGGGGTTAAGGGCATACTTATCCAGGCCAAAGGCCTTTCATAATAACATTAGAAGCGGCATGGCAGGCGGAAAATCTATAGGCCTGTCTGCAGGGTACTCCTGGATAACAAAGGCACAGGTAGACATCTAATGGCTATATATTACCCACCAGCTTTTATTAACTCATATCTAGCACAGGCCGTACCAGATACGCTTGGGGCAGATTTTGTGTTTCCCTTCTTCCCGACTTCACCAACAGCTATCGAGGACTTGACAGTATCCTTTCCTGACGCGGCTAATAATATTTTTGCTGTTTACGATAGAATGTTTAAAATGAGAAAGACTCCATTTCCTCACATAAAGTCAGAGCAGCTCTTGTATTACTTCTACAAGACATCTGGTGATCCAGTGCAGCTGATTGAAGCCACGCAAGTAATACAGGACCTTCTAGACAGAGAAGACGAGTCTGCTCAGGAGCTAAACTCTTTTTCTGCAGCAAAGCAGGCATCTGCAAACCCACTTCTAGACGATAAAGGAGAAGTCCGACCTACACCCTTCTTTCATAGAATCAAGATTTACCAGCTAGAAGAGACTAGAGACCTCATTGATTTTGGCACTGCAAGGACCTATGCGGGGAATAAAATAATCATTGACTACGACTGGCATAAATAGATAGTTAAAAAAACGTGGTATAATAATGATGAGGAAACAAACGCTCTTTACTCTATTTAAGGAAAAAGAGGTGAAATAATATGGCATATACACGTGGATCTAGTTCCAACATTATCGTTGGAGCAGCAGCACTATTTACGTACGAAGATGGGCTTCTTACAGACGCAGATCTTCCAGCTTACGTGGATGACGTGTCGTTCAAGGAAACACTTGATGGCGACGTAGACTTCCGTAACGTAGGCTACACAATGAACGGCCTAGAGATTTTGTTTCAGCCAGACTTCGGAGAAGTTCAGGTTGACCAGGTACTAGACGTTGCAAAGCTTTACAAGCAGGGAATGCAGGTTAATCTTAACACTGCTTTCGCTGAGTCCACTCTAGAGAACCTCTTGTTTTCTATTGCTGGAAAAGACGCAGACCTAACTACAGTTGCACTGAACCCAACACTAAACCTGTCCGCAGGTGAAATTGGAGAATGTCCAGTTGAGAGAGGCCTAGTAGCCGTTGGACCAGGTACAGGAGACTGTGCACTTTCTGACCAGGTTGAGCGCGTCTATGTTGCATACCGAGCACTCTCCATTGAGAATGTTACAGTATCAGCAAAGCGTGATGAGGCAACAATGTTTGAGGTCTCGTTCCGTCTTCTACCAAATGACTCAGCGTCATATGGAAAGATCGTAGATCGCACAATCCCAGCTGCATAAAAAGTAAATATAATTTAATATAGATTTCCCTCTCAGATTGCATCTGGGGGGGATTTCTTTTTGCTATACTTATAGGATGGCAACTAAAATTTATGAATCCGGTATCGTCGAATTAGTCGACGGTACAGAGCTTTATGTCACCCCGTTAAAAATTAAATATCTCAGAGAGTTTATGGATGCCTTCCGGTATATCGAAAGTTCAGAGAATGATGACGAGTCCATGACACATATCCTAGAGTGCGTAAGGATATCTATGAAGCAGTTCTGCCCTTCAATAAAAACCATTTATGACGTAGAGGATAACCTTGACATACAAGGTCTATACGCAATACTAAAGTTTGCCGCTGGGATAAAGATAGAGCCTGAGAATGAGCCCTCTGAAATAAAAGAAAAGGCTACGGACTCTTCAGTGTCCTGGGAAAACACAAAGCTTGCAGAGCTCGAGGCAGAAGTGTTCCTTCTGGGAATATGGAAGGACTATGAGGACCTAGAGCTTTCAATGTCTATGCCAGAGCTGTCTGCCACTCTTAATGCAAAGAGGGAAGCTGAATACTCAGAGAAAAAGTTTTTGGCAGCAATTCAAGGTATTGACATTGACAAGCAGTCGGGCAAGAAGGATGAGTGGGAAGAAATGAAGGCTCGTGTATTCAGTGGTGGAAAAGCTAAAGATGCAAACGATATTACAGCCTTGCAGGGTGTAAATGCTAGGAATGCGGGCTTCGGAATAGGCATGGGGCTGGGCTACGAGGACTTAACTAAAAAATAAAAATTCCCTTTGTGGTATACTTGTAATAACCAAACGGGGCTATTGAGAGGAAAAAAGAATGGCTGTAACTATTAACGAAGAGAACACGCTAAAGCTAATGGATGGATCTACCATAACTGTTAGACCACTAAAGATTTCGCTGCTGCGTAGTTTTATGAAAAAATTTGAGCAGGTAGCGCAAGTTGCCGATGACAATGAAAAGTCGATGGACGTACTGATGGAGTGTGTCCAAATCGCAATGAGGCAGTACAAGCCAGAGATAGCAGAAGATCTTGCGGCTCTTGAAGAAG